AACCAATAAGCGAAATAAATAAAGATTCTACACCTTTAGAGTATCAGATATTTGCATTGGCCATTAGGCACGAGGGCGCCATATCATACTTTTATGACAATCTTCCAGAACAAATAGTTGGTAAAATTCACGGAGAAAAAGGAATTAATGAATTTTATGTAGCCCTTTTGTCTTTTTATAAGGCAACTAATTTAAATATAGTTAATCCTATAGCGTTTAAGTCTTGGCTACAAAGTGATTCTAATATATACGAAGCGCTGGGGGGTAACGCTGGAATTACAATAATGTTAGATATTCTTAATTCAATAGAATTATCTAGCCCAGACGCTATAACAGAATTAATTAAACATAAAGCAAATAAAAGAAAACAAATTAATTATTTGCAAGAACTACAAAATATTCTTACTCAAAAAGGTCTTAAAACTGAAGAAGATATTGCGCGAGTTCAAACTCTTACATCAGAGATCAGAGAACTAGAAAATCAAATTAAATACAACCCCTTAGATAAAGTAACAACTGGTCTTGATATAATTGATAGGGTTGATTCTGTATTAGATATTCCAAACTTCTTGCCAACACAGTTTAAGGCCCTTAATAGGGCGATGGGGTATACGGATGATGGCGGTTTTTTTAGAGGCGCAGTCCATGCAATAATAGCCGCTTCAGGAAAGGGTAAAAGCACATTTGCAAAATGCCTAGCAAATAACTGGCTAGACAATGGATATAGAGTTCTTTATATAAATTTTGAAGAAGCCATCGGACATTGGGAAAGAATTCTAATGACGCAGATAATAGAAAAAAACGTATACTTAGAATCATCTAAATGGTCTGAAGAAGAAAGATCTAAATATTTAGAGGTATTTAAAACAAAACTTTCTAACTGGGGAAATAGATTAATGGTTAGACATGATCCGGATACTCCATATTTTGAAGACTTAGAATTTTGGCTAAGAGATATAATAGGACAAAATTCCATGCTGCCAGACATTCTTATAATTGACACCATACAATCTATGTTTACTAGAGGTAAGGGTAAACCAAGGTGGAGTGAATTTGAGGAGATGATGGTTCGTTTAGAAAAATTAGCTAGAGATATGAATTGCGCACTTATCATCACCGCACAAGAAAATGCAAATAGAATGAAAGAAAAACGTGAAGTAGTTCAGCAGTCTGATACTGGTGGATCATTAACTATTCAGCAGAAGTGTGCAGTTACTATATTCTTAACTGAAAAAAGACTGGCAACAGATGATGAAACGGAAGATGAAAATATTATGCAGCTTCAGATACCCAAAAACAGAATCACTGGGTCTTCATTCCTGCATGATCCACCATTAGTTAAATACATAGATTATAAAAAAACATATGAAGAATATGAACCAGTAACAGACAGCTCATACACTTCATCCGAATCATTACTTGATGAGCTATTAAGTGGCAAGGATTTTCACTAATGTCAGACATTACAGTAAATGGTCTTAAGGATTTTCAAATATGCGAAAGACTTTATGATTATAGGCATGTTGAGAAGGTTGCAGAAAAAATATATTCAAGAGATATTTATACAAATAAATTTGAAAATACTATAAAAAATATTATTTATTTTTTCTTCTTTAAAAAACAATCTGGAATTGTACCTTCGTATTCAGCTTTATTGAATAGGTGGGAAAAAATGTGGTTTCCCAAGGGAATAACTTCGTATGACATTGTTACAGAACAACACGAAACAGCGTATGGAAATATGTCAAGCCTAACATCAAAAGCCGCGGCGGCTTTATTAATGTTTTACGAGAAATATAGTGATTCAAATTATATTCCAATAGCAATAGCTGATGATTATTTTATTCCAGGAAAAAATGGAAATAATATATCAGATATTTTTGATGTTATTTTATATAAAGATAAAACTTTTTATGTTATTAAATTAATGTTTAACTATAAACAAAGTAATATGGATCAATATAAAATAGATTTTGCCGCCCTATATAAAGGTTTTGAAACTAGACATCCGGAAAGAATGTCTCAAGTAAAGTTTGGAATTATAGATTTAATGAGCCAAAATTTAAATTTTTTTGAGTTTATAGTTACAGATTCTGACATAAATAATTTGGAATTGTGGCATGAAAAATTATTAGCTACTGAAATATTTGCTCCTAAAAGAGGACTTATAGCATACTGTAAAAAATGCCCTTTTGATACACCGTGTTCAAAATGGGATGGATGGAAAAAGGATAAAAACAATGACTAAATCAATACTAGATGATATCTTAATAAGTCAAAAAGAACATAGTTCAATATCTTCTGAAAACGAAATGTTGGATCCCATTTTAAATGAAATTAATTTAATTAATGATGAAAGTATAAGATCTTTTATTAGATCTATATTAATAAAAGCTGATTCATTTTGGAAAATACCATCAAGTTTTAGTGGAAAGTATCACCCAGCGGATGAACATGGTGAGGGCGGAAATGTTCTTCATACTAAAAGAGTAGTTAGAATAGCAAATCTTCTTTGCGAATCTTATAATCTTTCTTTAGAAGAAAAAGATATAGTTATATCAGCATGCCTCATACACGACGTTTGTAAGGGTGTAAAAAATATAGATTTAAATAAGTTTGAATATGATCCAATGCATCCCTATACAGTTGGAAAATTTATTTCTAATTGTCAAAAAAGTGACAAACAATTTTCTTCAGAATTAGAATCTTCTACTTTGTATTTATCAGAAGATATTGTTCAATCAATACTTAGGCTAGTTAGATGTCATCTGGGTCCATGGTCACCAGTGCCAGAGACATATCCTATAACTTATTTAGATTACATTGTTCACATTTCGGATAACATTGCATCAAAAATACATAGTATAATAGAAGATAGCGATTTGATAAATCCAATATGGAGAAAAGATGGAACCGGAAAAAAGAATTAGAAGAAGAAATTATCTTCTAAATCGTTTAGAGTATCTTATATCAGAATCTGTTTACTATAGAACCAACAGTAACTTAATGAATAATGATAGTAAAATAATAATTTGTAATATAAATAATATAGAAAATAAAAAAAAGATACTATGAAAATTCCATCTGATCCAACAAAGTATTTAAATTCATGGAATCTTGTTGAAACAGCAAAGTATGTTCCATCTTTATCCAGAATTATTAGAGATAAAGATGGAGAAAACCCAAGATTTACTTCTATATATGATATGGAAAAATACTGTGAAAAGTATGAGAATGTTGGTATATACACTTCTGTTTGGCATTATAACTCTTTAGATATAGATAAGGCAATAAGGCTTGGATCATTATATTTCGATTTAGATAATTTTGATCCAAATAAATCTTGGGAAGAATGTAAAGTACTATATTTATATTTAGAAAAATATATACCAGAAAAATCTTTATTAGTATATTTTACTGGTAAAAAAGGTTTTCATATTGAGTGTGAATCAATAGCACTTGGAATAAATCCATCTAACGCTTTACCAAATATTTTTAGGTATATTGCAAGTAAGATTAAATCAAATCTAAATATAGAATCAATAGATTTTAGCGTATATGATGCGAGAAGAATGTGGAGATATCCAGGATCCAAGCATCAAGAAACTGGTTTATATAAAAATTTAATACCAAAAAATATATTATTTTCTAGTTTAGAAGATATTAAATTGTATTGCAAAACAAAATCAAATAATGCAGTTGAAGAACAGGTTTTTGATCTAAAGGCTAACGAATGGTTTAGAGATTTTACATATGATATGGAAATTGATAAACAAAGATCAAAAGATTTTCTAGACTATTTTAATAAAAAAGGATCTTCGGCTTTTAAAACTTTAAAAACAACAGAAAAAATTTTTACAGAAAAACAATTATTAGAAAATTGTTCTGCAATAAGTAGGCATATAGAGAGCGCTAAAAGAACTGGCAAGTTAGATCATGAATCTAGACTTTTTCTATGCTCTATATTAACTTATAGTGAAGATTCAATTAAGTTTTTATACAGCATTCTTAGTTTGTGTGATGATTTTAACTACGAAAAATCAACGAGTCACATAAATGATTGGATAAAAAGAAGACAGTTGGGCATTGGGGGTAGACCATATACATGCGAAAGAGCTAATTCAGCTGGAGTTGGATGTGGTGATTGTCATTTAGAGAAAAAAAAGAAATGGATTACAATAGGAAATAAATTTGTTGAAGGAACAGAAGTATCAAATCCATCTCCAATAAGATTTGCGTATAAAAATAAAAAGGAAAACAATAAATGACAAATAATATTAATGATCCAGATGACGTAATAGGAACGTGTTCCGAGTGTAAATCTGATCAACCAATGAACTACATGTACAATAGTCCATTTGCCCAAGCTGGAAAACCAGTGCCATGTAAATACTGTGGTGGAATTGTGATAATAACTTATAGAGAAACTAGAGATCAAGCTTTGGACAATTCTGATACCGAGAGAGGATTGTAGTTTGAAGAATTGGACTAACTTACATAATCATACCGTTTTCTCAATACTTGATGGGCACGGTAGAGTTGAAGAATATTTAGAAAGAGCTAAGTCATTAGGAATGACTGGCATAGCCACTACTGATCATGGCAATATACACTCTTGGTTAGATTTTTATGACGCTGGAAAAGCGGTTGGAGTTAAACCAATACTAGGTTCTGAATTTTATCA